GCGCAAAAGAACTTCGTGCAGCTCGGAACCAACTTGGATGATATGTGAGGACGCAAGGACACCTAGCATCATCATACCAGATACATAGGCATAAGGAGCGCCACCAGCCATAGCGGCACTGGCACGACGCCTAGCATCTAACATCCAAAGAAAGAAAGACACTGACATATCCCACCCACTGGCGTCGAGTGAGGTACCGTTCTGGTACTGAGCTTTGCTTGCAGCATCAGAGCCCAGCATATTTTGAATGGCGCTCACTGTCTGTACATGACCTTCGTCGTGGTGGCCCATGCCACAACACGAACCAAATGTGGGGAAATTGAGACTGTGGGTCTGCCCGTCTTGGAACAAGTCAATCTCGAGCTTGTTCTGGACGTCATGGAAGAACCTCATCACAATCTCGTCGGACAGAGCAGTATTCCAAATGATTCGAGCCCGATCAGTATCGACTTTCTTCTCTGAGTGAATTTCGTCCTTGGTGAACAACTGTTCTGGGGACAAAAGACCTGCGTACATCAAAGAAACAGGACGCGCATTGACTGCGGTCTCAAAATCTGTGGCAACAGTGAGAACAATACGTAGCAAAATATACGCTAGATTGTCATCATCTGCTGTCCAAGCAATTTTGGTAGCCGCATTCTTCTGTTTGTCCCATGCGGGCGTCTTCTCCGAATTAAGTGATTTGAAGATAGACTTTAAATATTTCCGCACGGTGACCTTCCCGTTCCAAGCAGGGGCAGGGAACCCACTAGAATAAGTGTCGAAATGATCTTTGGAGTACTCTTTGCTGCGCGTGAGTCGTCGCGCAAATTGCGCGTTCAAGGACTTCCTAATAGCTTTTGGTCCGGCAGCAGGGAGCGCACCACGAGGGCGATCAGTTGCAGAGTTCCAAATCAACTCGCTCCAAGTATCAAACCACCCGGATTTAGAAGCAAACTTGAATTCCTTAGACTGCTTACCTACAGATGTAGAGAGGCCAAGGAAACGAGTAAACTTAGAATCGACGGGAGAGTCTTTCTGGACGTAGTTACTCTTTGCATCATAATGAAGCCTGTTTCCAACAACGGACTTGAAAACCGGATGGTTCTCAGTGGTACCCTTGAGGGAATTAGCAACAGGATTAAGCAAAGCAAACATGTCATCCATAGTGAAATGGCAGTCTAAGTCAGTCACTTGGGACAACAATTGTCCATAAATCTTGTATACTCGGTTGGTAGCGTCAACAGGAGCATCTGGCAAATGATCCGGAGCACTTACATCAACGTGCTCTGGAAAATCACGCCACGGGTGTGTTTTGTCCAAATTGAAGCCAGGTGATGCGGTTGGTACGAACAACGTTTCTAATGCTTGGGCTGGTTGCTGAGAAAGAAACTCAGCCAAGCAAGTAGTAGGAGTAACGACCTTAGGCATCGATAGCTGGTTAAGCGTCAACCCTGGAGCTCCAAATGTCTGGTGCATATAGGAGGACAAATTGTCTGG